GTACAATACAAATAACCAGTCGTCAGAGTATAGAAGCTGGTTTGTACAGCACTTTAAAAAGCGTATTGATTTTCAGACTAGTGTACTCAGCGATTTTGAGTACAGAATAGCTGGTGTCATTGCTCGCATTCTTGCAAATGGCAATGAATTACGCCAAGTTCATCATGATCGTCTTGAATCAGAATTTCAACTTGTTCGTGCAAAAGCTTTAAAAAATACTGAAAAGTTTTTAAAACAACAAGAAGAATCTGAAAAGCAACAGAACAAAAAACCAGTACTGTCTGCTCAAGATAAAATTGACGAAAAAGTCAAAGACTTTCTTGGTGAATTCAACGGTCTTGTTGATCAATTTACAATTGACGGAACAGTTCCAAATACAACAGCTCTTGTTAGAACAATGAAAATTGCTGGACCAACAATCTCAAAAATATCAGATAAAATCCAGCGTCCAATTGCAGAATTGCAAGAAGCGCTTGAAGGAAATGACAAGCAGCTGAATGAAGGTTATAGTCAGTACAAGAAAAGCGAGATCAAAAAAATGCTCTCAATCTATACTGATTTGATTGAAAAATTACAGCAGACAAAAGTAACTGCTCCAGTAAAAATACGTAAGCAAAAAATAATTCCAGCTGGAATCTTGGTAAAAAATGTAAAATTCAAACCAGAGTTTCCGGAGTTAAAGTTGAAATCAATTTCTCCTGTACAGATAATTGGATCGTCTGAGCTCTGGTTGTACAATACAAAATACAAGAAAATGCAAACTTATGTTGCAGTTGATGGAATGACCTTGTCGGTTAAAGGAACAACACTGCTGAACTTTTCTATTGAAAAATCATTAGGAAAAACTCTGCGTAAACCTGAAGAAATTGCTAACCTTAATAATCAAGGAAAACGCGCATTTCAACAGTTTTTCAAGGCAGTAAAATCAAAAGAATCGGCACTTAACGGTCGTATCAATGATGAGTGCATTATTATGGCTGCGTTTAAGTAAGGAATCAAAAAATGTTAGTGATTGATTATTCTCAAATTCTTATATCAAATTGTTTAAGTTTTGGTTCCGATTTTAACAAAGGCGCTGACCTTAAAAAAATGGAAATGGTTTCTCGACATACAGTATTAAACACTATTCTTTCGTACAAACGACAGTACGGTAAAAAATACGGTGATGTTGTTATTGCTGTTGATGGTATGAAGAACTGGCGTAAGGCATATTTTCCATATTATAAAGGTGCGCGCAAGGCAAATCGTGAAGAATCCGAAACAGATTGGTCAACTATTTTTACACTCGGCAATCAAATTATTGAAGATTTGCGGAGTGTATTTCCATTTAAAGTTGTGCGTGTAGACGAAGCTGAAGCTGACGACGTTATTGCAGTTCTGTGTAAGTATTCACAAGACAATGAACTATTAGTCGAAGGTCTTGAAGAAACTCCTCGAAAATTCTTGGCTGTAAGCAGTGATGGTGATTTTAAGCAACTTTTTAAATATCCAAATTATGCTCAATACAGTCCAATTCAACGTAAAGCAATTAAACGCCCAGAGCCAGATTTTTTGATTGAAAAAATTATAAAAGGAGATGCTGGTGATGGAGTACCCAGTGTTCTTTGTGCTGATGATTTTTTCCTTAAAAAAGATCTCTACGGCAGAGCAACCCCAATTACCAAGAAAATAATCGATAAATTTAAAGCTGGAAAAAATTTAACTGATCTTGAACGAGCACGTTTTGAAAGAAATAGTATGCTAATAGATTTTAGTTTTATACCTCAATCTGTTCAAGATTCTATCATCGAAAACTATACAAATCAAACGCCAGTGCGTGATAAAAATGCAATATTCGAGTATTGCGCAGCGCGTCGGCTTCGTCAATTGGTTGAAAATATTCAAGACTTTTTTTAAGGAATTCCAATGCAACTCGTATGCGACTTACTATCAGATATTAATAAAGACCTAAATACGCTAAAGCAGCATTCTGACAATACGTACTTGCGTAATTTGTTCAAATATGCTCTTATGCCTGAATATAAATTTCTTCTGCCTGAAGGAGCTCCACCTTTTAAAACCAATCAACAAACCAGTGCACAGCTTCATGGTGCTATGTGGGGAGTGTGCAAGAAATTGTATATTTTTGCGCGTGCAGACATGAAACAACTTCAACGAGAAAGTCTTTTTGTAACGTCTCTTGAGGGTGTTTCTGCAGAAGAAGCAGCGGTGCTGCTGGCAATAAAAGATCAAACATTAGATAACATATATCATAATATTACCTATGACAACATCAATCAAACAATCCCCGGATGGCTCAGCTGATTACTATCCTGACTGCTGGGTCATTGTAAAAATTCAAGAAGATAATGCAGAGCCACTGTACAAACTATTTTCACAATGGTACGGCGGTTATGCAAGTGGAGATTGCTGGAAAATAAATTCTGGCATTGAATCAATAACCATTATAGGTGATTGCTATTACATAGCAGGTTCTAGTGGATCGGTGTACTGTTGCACAAAGAACTGTTATAGATTGAGTGGTTATGGATCCAGCGTATTGAATAGAATGATTGAAAATGCTAAAACAATTGGTGTTGATATTACTATTCTAGAAGATCGTCCAGATTGGACAGGGCTGTGCTAAATTAAGAATAATGTTTATTAGTGAGAAATTATGAGAATTAAATTTGACATAAATGACGTTGGTGGTGAAATTGTAAAAGACAATGAAACTTATCTTTTAAAAGACAACAAAACATTAAAGAATTTAGTACTATCTAGCACTAGATTGTACAGTGGTCGTTTTACACGTGGACACTCCCACGCAGGACAAGAGGAAATTTATTTCTTTGTTGCTGGATCTGGTATAATGGTTGTTGGTGAAAGCCGCTTTAGGGTTGCTACTAACGATGTGATTCTTATTCCAGATGGAGAGTTTCATCAAGTAATTAATGACGGATCGTCCGACCTTGTTTTTAATTGTGTATTTGATGGAAAGCGAAGTCATTAATTTACTTTTATTCCATTTTTTGTGATATAATTACTATATCAACCAATTAATGGAAATGTTTCATGGCATACTTTGATCAGACCAAGAAAAAAGCAATTGAACCAGCTATAAAAGCATTATGTAAAGAATATGGTATCAAAGCTACTCTAGGAGTTAGGCATCATTCTACTGTTGTGTTGACTGTAATGTCTGGTCCAATAGATTTTTTTTATGGATATAAGCAAGTCAATGTATATCACATTAATGATAATTACACCGGCAAAGCCAAAGAGTTTTTGTCCAAAGCTTTTGAAATTTTGAATACTGGAAACTACGACAATTCCGACGCCCAGCATGATTACTTTGATGTTGGTCACTACGTTGAAATTAATATTGGCAAATGGGACAAACCTTATCAGTTTTTGAAAACCAGTGTCGATTCGCGCGAATAAGCAATAGGAAACATTATGAAAATTGTTGGAATTAATAAGCTGCCTGATCAACCATTTCTTTCAAAAGAGGATGTGGATGCTTTGCTTGGTATTAATGAAGCTTTGCTTGGTATTAATGAAGCTGAATCAGATAAGTTAACAGCAGCTGAATTAGCAAATCTTTTACAGAGTATTGAAGTACATAGCCTGCCACGCGGCGTTAGTGTTTTAATTAATCTCGCGGTTGAAGAATTAAAACGACTACATAGCGTAGAGAAAAAGCACAATAAAAACAAAAAGACAAAAAAGCTCACAAAAGATATTGAACCGCACATTCTTGAGTGTCAAAGAATCACCAATGATATTGAAACTCTGTTATATGGATTCCGTGACGGCGACGGTTTAACTGTTGATGAATTAACAAATACGCTGCGCGGTATTAAAACGCTGTATGATTTAAAATTTCAAAAACTGTGGACAGTATTTGTTGACAATGCTTTAGAGCAATTAAAAGATCAATAAACTTTTTTAAACTGGATAAAAAATGAACGAAATGTACGAAGCAGAGAAGTTGTATTTTAATCAAACCGACACCAATCAATTTGTTTTAGACTCTTTAAACTGTATTAGATCTTCTATCGTAAAAGGCGATTTGCTCCATGCATTAAAAGAAATTGCAATTTCAGAAGAGATGTTGTCAAATGTTAAAAACGACGATTCTGAAACACCGCAGCGTCGCAGTACAAATAAACACAGCATGAAAAGATTTGATCTTGAAGAGGCTATGCTAGATTGTTGGGGATTCAAAGAAGACCTTGGAACGTTGTTAGCTGCAACTGACAACGATTTAGATCATGATGAATTGCAAAATGTGCTAATTGGACTGCGATCTCTCTACGATATGAAATTCCAACACATGTGGAATATTTTCGAAGCAATGATAGAAAACGGAGAAATTTAATGATGCATGACGGCGAAAGTTTGGCTGCATTAGCAGGGTTTTCTACAGAAGATGCTGCTCGGCTGAGCAAAGAAATAGAAATTTTAATAAACATGGCTATTACAAATAGTGATGCAATGGAATTTGTTCGATTTGTAGCAAATGATTATGTTGAATTAAGTCATGACAAGGTTATGTGGCAGCGTAATGATTATATGAAACGTGCTAGGAAAATCTTAGTTTAAATAGGAAAAATTTTCATGTGTTGTCCGCAAAAAATAAATATTCTTGTAAAGGAAATTTATTATGAACAACACTGATTATAGCCTAGCTAGATTCTTACAAACTTCAATGGAGTATTTGAATTTAGACGAAAAACAATTCGCTGAACATCTTGACGTAAGCGTTAATGATTTGAACGATTTTTTATTAGAGCGTCAAGTTCCGAACGAAGACATCATAAAAAAAACATGTTCACTGATTGAAATACCTGTATGGGTGTGCAGCGCACTTACAATCAATCCAAACAAAAAACGTTTTCATGATGGAGCACGAATCGCTGCTTTTGACGCATACAATAAAATTCATGAATTATTTAGTAATATAGACGTATCACGAACTGCATTATCAGCAGTTTATTGTTTATTATCGGTTAATGAAAAATTTAGATCAAATAAAAATTTTACTTTTAATTGATTTTGTGATATAATTTAATTATAATAACATAGGATACATTATGAATAATAAAGAAAATGTTTTGAATAATATTCGTTTTAAAGCTGTACTAGAAATTTTGTTAAACAATAATAACGAAATTATAACTGACGAATTGTTTTTTGAGTCGATGTTTTTGGCAGAACAAGAAGTAATTGAAAAAATTATAACTGGCAAAAATCAAATTCAGGAATACAAAGACTGGGTACAGCGCGAGCACTGTTCGC